AATTACTTGTAAAGCCGCGGTCTCATACGCCATGCAGAAGATTAAAGAGGAAGGCTTGAGAGCTGAACCTCGTTTATTCTACCATGATGAGATCGCATACCAATCCCATCCTGATGATGCAGATAGAGTTGGTGAGATTCTAAAAGAATCATTTAAAGAAGCACCTAAATTATTCGGAGTAGAATGTATGGATGGTGGGGACTATGTAATAGGGAAGGATTATTCTGATGTTCACTGAGGACGCAATCATATTTTGTGATGCTGATAGTTTATTCTTCAGGCCTGCAGCAGCAGTGTCTAAGGATGGATTGAAACGCAATTGGAAAAGTGATATACGAAAAGCAATTAATCATACCATCAACCGTATAAAACAAGAATGCATGTCAGATAAGATTATGCACGCTGTTAAGGGTAAAGGTAATTTTAGGTATGGTATTTACAAAGAGTACAAAGGTAATAGGAAAGAATTAAATGATGACCTTAAAACTGCTCTCAATTACGGTCATAACTATATGTGTGATAAGCACAGCGCTGTTATGGCAGATGGTATGGAAGCAGATGATGTGGTTTGTATCTGGGCTCACGAAGCGATACAAGAAAATCAAGATTACTATATCGCAGGGATTGATAAGGATTTACTTCAAATTCCAGGTAATCATTTCAACTTTGTCAAATCCACTCACGTATATGTGGATCATGATGTTGGTCATCTTAACCTTATGCGGCAGTGCCTTACTGGAGATACCGCAGATAATATACCAGGAATAAAAGGCATTGGTCCTAAGAAAGCAGATAAAATACTTAACGGTATACCTTCCTCCCGTCAGTGGAGTAGGGTGAGAGCTGCTTGGCGAGGACATAACGCTGGAGATCCAACAACTTCAAGACGTCTATTAGAATTGTTGACGTCATGGGAGGAATATGAGACTATTAGAAGTAAGGCTGAAGGTGAAAGCGTTCAGCGCAAATAGGATGTACTATCGGGGGAAGAATAAAACCCGAGAGTATTTAGAGTACCAGAATGATATACGGGATGAGCTCACTGGAGTAGAATGGCCCTTTAAGGATAACCCCGTATCATTCTTCGTTGAAGTTGGTTTGTCTAATAAACGAGCTGATTTGGATAACGTATTGAAACCCTTCTTAGACACACTGCAAAAAGTCTATGAAGAATTTAATGATTGTAGAGTCTACTATATAGAAGCTGTTAAGCGTATCGTCCCTAAAGGGGAAGAGTATATACACTTCTCAGTAGACCTACACTCATCAACCCATATACAAAGAAAGAATAAGGATGAAAACAAGTTGCAGCAAGTGTCAGAGTAGTGACGCAGTTGAAGTATACGAAGATCATGAGTATTGTTTCTCATGTAACGAATATAACCCGAATAAAGGAAAAGTAGTGTCATTTGATGAATCCCGCACCGATAGAGATAATACTACATATTCCGCCATTAGTTCCTATAGGTCTTATCCTATTACTTCTCGCGGTATTTCACAACAAATTGTAGACTACTTTAATGTTAAGATGTCTGTAGATAAGGATGGAAAACCTGAATCGCACTTCTACCCTTACACACGCAATGGTGAGATCGTAGCTTACAAAGAACGTAGACTTCCTAAGGAGTTTAAAGTACATGGAACATTCAAAAACACAGAGCTCTTCGGACAAGCCCAATGTGCCGGTAACAGGACTCTCGTCATTACAGAGGGAGAACTTGACGCACTATCCGTTGCGGAGGCATGGCAGCAAACCAAAGGAAGAATTTTCCCTGTGGTTTCTTTACCTTCTGCTTCTGCTACCTCTCATGCTTTGGCTCAAAGGGATTGGCTTAATCGTTTCGACACAGTAATCTTAATGCTGGATAATGATGAAGCCGGTCAAAAAGCTACAGATTATCTAGGTAAAATGCTTAAGCCTGGTAAAGTACGTATCGCTCAATTGAAACGTAAAGATCCAAGTGAAGCGCTTATCGCGGATGGGGCTCGTGCAATTCTACAAGCAGTGTATGATGCTGTTCCATGGTCTCCATCAGGTATTGTAGTTGGTGAAGCTGTATGGGAACAATTCGTTGCACGTCAAAACGTTGAATCTGTACCATTCCCACCGTGTTTAAGTGGATTGAATAGCAAAATTAAGGGGATTAGACAAGGTGAAATCACTCTATTTACAAGTGGTACTGGCTCTGGTAAGAGTACTGTTATTAAAGAGGTCGTTCTTAGTTTACTTGATACAACTGAAGACAAAGTGGGTCTCATCTCTCTTGAAGAAAGCGTTGGAGATACAGCTGAAAAGTTTATCTCAATGCAACTTAGACGACCAATCAATGATCCTCCCCCTCTATCTCAAAAGGAAATCAGAGTTGGATTCGATAAAGTATTCGGAGACGAACGGTTGGTACTTCTCGACCACCAAGGATCAGTTGGAGACGATAGCCTCATCGATAAGATCGAGTACATGGCCTTACTCGGTTGTAAATACTTGGTCCTCGACCACATCACAATCGCAGTCAGCGAAGGAAGTGAAGGTTTATCGGGTAACGAAGCTGTAGATAAAGTTATGTCCGATCTACTTAAAGTAGTTAAACGTCACAACATATGGCTGGGTTTAATCTCCCACCTACGTAAAGCATCACCGCAAGGTAAATCATTTGAGGAGGGTAAGCTTGCTAGCATCGATGACATTAAGGGCTCAGGCTCTATCAAACAAATTAGTTTCGACATTATCGCTTTCGCCCGTAATCTCGTTGCGGAAAACGAAACAGAACGAAACACAATCCAATTCCGAGTACTCAAGTCCCGATTTACTGGACTTACAGGAAATGCCGGGTCCGCTATATACGACACCAACACAGCACGTCTTAAAGAGGCGGGTACATTCGATGTCGAAGCAGTTAGTATATGATGAAGCATATATGGGAGTGGCTGAGATCTTTGCGGATCTCAGTCACGACACAGAGATTAGAGTTGGCAGCTGCGTCGTACAAGAGGGTCAGATTCTCTCTCAAGGTTGGAACGGTATGCCCGCGGGAATGGGTAATGATACTCGCAACGGAGAAGGACTTACAAATCCGGAAGTAATCCACGCTGAAGCAAATGCTTTAATGAAGCTAGCTAAGAATGGTGGACGAGCTTTCGGTGCTACAGTATATACAACCCACAGCCCTTGCTATAACTGCGCTGGATTACTCCTACAAGCAGGGGTTAAACGCGTAGTTTATAGGGATGAGTACGATAAGAAAGCAGTAAAATTCTTAAAAGAAAGAGGAGTCAAAGTTGACTGCATTAAACCAAGTAGCCGAACACTTAAAGGAAAAAGTAAGGAAAGTAAATCCTAAAAATCCTAAAGCTAACTCCGGTGCTGTTCTTCTGCGGCTGCATAAAACTTGGGAAGAAGACATTGACAAGTTCGTTAACATCTCCTTCTCAATAATCCAATTTCAATTCTCGAGGACAAGCTCTGACTCTCCAGCGGGAGTAGCTAAACTTACAGCTACGTCTATGCTTATCGGTCAAGCAATATCTACACGCATCCAACGAGAACCTTTACCTTGGAATATGCAAGTTCGCTTAGGTGATCTATTCATTGAAGCTTATAAAGTAAACGATCTAATAGAGCTATACTACCCAAAAGTTAGAGATAGCTCATACATAATCTCAGCTACTTCAAAGTGGGCTATTCTAGGAGACATCCCAGAAACACGTGAACGTATCAACCTTGTTGGCACCTCATTCTCACGCCCAGCCCCACTCAGGAAGCCCACCCAATCAGTCTCTGATAGGACTATAAGTGTAGTGAAGAACAGTCAAGATGAGATAGACTTAAAGCAGCCATGGGTTCGCTCGATTAATAAGCTCCAACAAACTGGGTGGAGGATTAATCGTAGAGTATTAGATGCTTTACTTAATAGTGAGGATACATTCGTATCATACAATCCCATTGAGGATAATGATGCAAAAGAACAGAAGCGTAGAAGCAAATGTATTGAGTGGTATTTTATAACAGAGAAAGCTAAGAAACTTAAAGAAGCAGATGCATTCTACCAACACGTTGAAGCAGATTATAGAGGTAGACTATATTACAGTGAACCATTCTTAAACTTTCAAGGATCTGATCTAGCGAGAGGGTTATTGAAGTTTGCAAGAGGTAAACCTATGACTGGTGAAGGGTTACAATGGTTAGCTATGCACACAGCTACTTCCTTCAATATGTCCTACTCTATAGATGAGATACCTAAATGGTGCATCGCTGATTACAAATCCCACTTAGAGAAGGAAGGACTTGATAATATCTCCGTTGATAAGATGGTGATAGAAGATAGAATCCAATGGACTAATGAGTATATGAATGAGATAATGGAAGCAGGTAAAACTGCTAGTTTCTCAGAAGATGCAGAGAAACCAGTGGCTTTTCTCGCAGCTTGTATTGAATGGTACGATTACTCAATAGCTAGTGAGCAGAATAGAATATTCATGACCCACTTACCTATACCAATTGATGGTTCTAATAATGGATGGCAACACTTAGGTGCTATCTCTAAAGATCTACAAACGGGTAAACTAGTTGGATTAATACCTACAGAGATACAACAAGACTTCTACGTACAAACCGCTAAGGAGTTGATTAACTTAAATGAGGATGAGGAGTTAACTCTCAAACTAGATAGCATGCCTATGAAGCACATCCGTAAAGGGATAAGTAAGAGAGGCTCAATGACTAGAGCCTACTCAGCGGGCGCAGGGAAGATCGCAGAGAATATGTTCTTCGATTGTAAAGCAGAAGACTACCATATAACCTATGATATAACAGAGGAAAACTGTGGGAGTCTAGCTAAAACCTTAATTAAAGCTATCGACAATGTCTGTCCTGGACCTCTATCCACTATGACTTACTTCCAAAACCTTGCCGCATTTGAAATCGGTAAGTATGAGAGGAGAGGTCCTGATGGAGAGAAAGCTGGGAAAGAGTATGATACTATTAGAACTAGATATAGAGAACTATACATTCAAGAAGATAAAACTGATGAAGAGTTAGATGAATTGGATGAGCTAAAGAAGCAGCTAGATAGTTATGCAAGTGTTAAAGTTTACGGCAACGGATCAGATACACTTTCATGGGTAACACCCTCAGGATTTAAAGTCCAGTATGAGAATTGGATTATGAGATCTTCTAAAACTAGAGGTAGTATTGATGGACGGCAGATAAAACATGTGGCTCAAGTCCCAAGTAAAATGCCTGATATACGAGGATTTATGAGAGGTGTCTCACCAAACTTCGTCCACTCACTTGACGCAAGTCACATGGCTCTCGTTATAGATGAATGGAGTGAGGACTTTGGTGCAGTGCATGACTCATTCTCAACCCACGCATGTGATGTGGATAAACTCCTATCACTAACTAAAAGCGTGTTCATTAAGATGTATGATGTGGATAACTTCTACAACTACATTAAAGATCAACTAGTAACAAACCAATTAGACCTAGATGTTGAGCAGCCTACGTTAGGCACGTTGAATATCCAAGGCATAGAGGAATCGGAGTATTTCTTTACATGAGTAAAAAATCTTATAACTATCTAGCCCTACGCGGCGCAAACGTAGATGACATGGAATATGTTGAGGAGTTTGGATTACCTGAGGACGTAGCCTACACTCCCCTCATTAACGATGTTATGCTTAAGCGTGTGTATGATGAGAACATCGCTGAAGGTGTGAGTGAGGAAGTCGCTACTCATAACTTCAACACAGC